GCTTTTTCTGGTCGGTATAAACTGAGTCTTGGCATAGTAGTGTATTTATTGGAATATGATAAGGTAAATATAAGCATGAGTGAACAACTAGACGCCCTAAAAACTGAAAAAGAAAAAGTATTTTCTTACGTCAAAGCCTTCTTGGGCGAAGGCATGATTGACGTTGAGCTAGATCCCATCCATTACGAAACAGCACTAGAAAAAGCTATGGCGATTTATCGTCAAAGAGCAACTAACGCTGTAGAGGAAAGTTATTGCTTTTTGGACATGGTTCAAAATCAAAATGAATATATACTACCAAGGGAAATCACAGTTGTTCGAGAGATTTTCCGTAGAAGTATTGGTTCTAGAACTGGTGGCGGTGACGGTGGTACTTTATTTGAACCATTTAACTTGGCCTATACAAATACATATTTGTTAACAAGCTCTAACATGGGCGGTTTAGCAACATATTATATGTTTGCAGGATACCAAAAATTAGTGGGAAAAATGTTTGGTAGCTATATTAACTTTACCTACAACCCACAGACTCGCAAATTGACAATTCAACAACGCCCACAAAGTAATGAAAGATTGCTATTATGGGTATACAACCATCGTCCAGACTTTGCGTTCTTAGAAGACCCATATGCAGGCATATGGCTTAAAGAGTATACTTTAGCTGGTTGTAAAGTTATGTTAGGCGAAGCACGTGAAAAGTTCGCACAAATTGCCAGCCCACAAGGTGGCACAAGTCTAAATGGTGCCGCACTAAAATCAGAAGGCTTAACAAGAATGAAAGAGCTTGAAGATGAATTGAAAAAAGGCGATCCATCCGGAGTTGGTGGCCAAGGCTGGGGCGGCTATACTTGGGTAACTGGCTAATCAAAAGACTTGACTCTGTAACACAAATCGCATAAAATATAGTATACCTTGGGGGATACTATGATTATAGGTGTATGCGGATTCATTGGGTCAGGCAAAGATACTATTGCCGACTATCTTACAAATTTTCACGGTTTTAGAAGAGAGAGTTTTGCCAACAGTTTAAAAGACGCAGTTTCTCACGTTTTTGGCTGGGACAGAACAATGCTAGAAGGGCGCACTAAGCAAGCCCGCGAATGGCGAGAACAAGTAGATCCATGGTGGAGTGAACGCTTAGGCATGCCAAACTTAACACCACGTTGGGTACTGCAATATTGGGGCACTGAAGTTTGCCGTAGAGCTTTCCATGATGATATTTGGATTGCCAGCTTAGAAAACAAACTCCGTAACAGCACTGACGATATCGTTATTAGCGACTGTCGTTTTCCAAATGAAATTAAATCAATTAAAGATGCAGGTGGCACCATTATTTGGGTAAAACGTGGCGAATTGCCTGAGTGGTACGACTGGGCTGTGAGTGCTAATCGTGGAGAAAGTGGCAACATGTCCTGGGCCATTAGCAAACACAATCTAGAAAAAGCCGGAATCCATGCCAGTGAAACTAGTTGGGTTGGGACTAGCTTTGATGCAGTATTAGAAAATGACGGAACTATTGATGACTTATTTGCACAGGTTAAAAATCTGGTAGAAGGTCGCCTTGCTTCCACCCTAATCCCTGCTTGACCAATATTCTTTGACAATTGGCGCACACAGTTTTTAAATTATTGTGTGCGCAGTTGTTTAAATCACCGTCTGCGTGATAGACGTCAAAAATCACTGATTGTGTGCTAGTAATGCCACACTTGTCACACTTATTTTTCTTTTTATATCCAGCACGAGCCCATCTAGGTTCTTGAACTGTTGTGCCGCGAGCACAACTATCACACATACTCCTGTAATAAGTCCTACCTTCCTTGTGATAATTCACAGCGGCAAGGCTCTTACGGCATTTCTTACATAATGGACGTTTCATATAATTAATTAGCCCTTTTCGTGCCCTTTTTCGTTGTGTATAAAAGCTGAAATATTGGCAATATCACTAAATATTATTGAACATGGATCCCTAAGGAGATTAACAAATGGCACAACTAGGATCACCTGGCGTACAAGTAAACGTCATTGATGAGAGTTTTTATAATCCTGCAACACCTGGCACAATCCCATTGATTTTGATTGCCACTGCTCAGGATAAGACAAATGCGTCTGGTACAGGTGTTGCCGCAGGCACCACTTTAGCTAACGCAAATAGTTTATATTTGGCAACTAGCCAAAAAGATTTAACAGATAGGTTTGGCGTCCCAACATTCCAAAAAGATGCAAGTGGAAACGCTATCCAAGGAAGTGAATTAAACGAATACGGCTTGTTTGCAGCCTACAGTTATTTAGGTGCAAGCAATAGCGCATATATTTTACGTTCAAGCGTTGATTTAGGTTCATTAACTGGTACAGCAAATGTTCCAGTAGGTGATCCAACATCTGGTACATACTGGTTAGACACTGGTAAGTCACGTTTTGGTGTATTTGAGTGGAGTGCAACACTACAACAATTTGTAACTAAGACACCAATCGTAATTACATCAAGCGCAGATACAACTTCTGGCGCACCAAGATCTACAGTTGGTACAATTGGCGATTACGCAATCGTTACTGTTGGCACACTAGCGTCTGAAAATAACGTTTGGTACAAAAATGGTAGCGGTACTTGGGTCAAAGTTGGTACAAGTGGTCAAACTGTGTTTGGCGCAAACAGCCCAACTATTTTAGATTGGACTTCAAGTTGGCCAGCAGTTTCGTCACGTAGCTTTACAAACGGTCAAATTTCTTTAACAAGTGCTATCTATACAATGGATATTACTGTTGGTACTGATACAGCAACAGTATCATTTAACGGTAGTCAAAACGCACATCCAACAGTTGCAGAAATGGTTGCGGCAATTAATGACGCATTAGATGCAGAGAGTATTACTACTGTTGGTGCTCGTGTTAACGGTAATAAGTTTGAAATTTTAGCAAATACAGATGTTGCTGTAGTGTTTGGTCCAGGCAATGGCGCTGAAACATTGTTACAAGTTGGTGCAACATCAACATCAGAAGATATTGGTATTGTTGCTGGTTCATACAGACCACCAAGTGTACAATTTACTGATCACACAAAACTACCATTTTGGACAAGTACAGATTCTACTCCACGTCCAACAGGAAGTGTTTGGTTCAAGACAACAGAATTTAACTTAGGTGCTAAGTGGTCTGTTAAGAACTTTAACAGTGATACACGTTTATTTGAAACTAAAGATGCTCCAGTTTACTCTGGAACAGTAGAAGCATTGTTTAAAATGGATCCATTAAATGGCGGTAGTGGTTTAGCTGTTGGCTCATTGTTTGTTAATGCAAATTTTGAACAAAACAGCATTGGTAGTTTTAAACTAATGTACAGAAAGAATTCTGGATCAACTAGAGCCGCTGTTACTGTTGCAAGTAACGTGACACTTGTTACTTCCACAGTTAACATTGCAGAAACAGTTAAAAATTCTTCAACATTAAATGTTGTAAGCATTACAACTGGCGTAAGTTTAGACACTTTAAGAACAGCTATCAACAATAGTTCATTAGCAAATGTTACTGCTGATTATGTTGACGGTCAATTAGTGTTGACACATGCTGAAGGCGGCGAAATTTTTTTAGACGGCGCAGTATGGGGAACTTTAGGATTTAACAATACATTGGACAATGTTTACACAGGTCCAACAGGAACAAGTTACGAATTACGTATTAGTAACTGGACTCCACTAGCTTCTATTGGTGACGGTTATTTCCCACAAGCAACACAACCAACTGATGCTCCAGCAGATGGAAAAATTTGGTATGCTACTTTCCAAGACAAAGTTGACATCATGATACATGATGGAACAACTTGGAAGGGTATACAACAAGTTTATGCTGATGCACAAGTTATTGTAAGAGCAACACGTCCATCAAATATTGGAAGAGTTGCAGGCGATATTTGGGTTGATACAAGTAATCAAGACAACTATGGTCGTACAATTAAGCGTTGGAATGTAACAACTCAAGGTTGGGACGCAATTGATGTAACCGACCACACAAGTCAATACGGTATTATTTTTGCTGATGCACGTTGGGCTACAAGTGGTTCCGCAAGTGCTCCATCAACTATTGATGCACTAGCAAACAGTGATTATGTTGACTTTGATTGTCCAGATC